AAAGGAGGACAATTGATGTTAACGTAGAAGTTGAAGGTTTTAATGAGAACGTAGATTTAGTTCCAGCACCAAAGCCAGTAACAACTTCACCAGCTAGTAAAAGTCCAGTAAACGCCAACGCAGGTCAAAAGGGAATGGATGCACATCCAGTCGATATTGATGCAGGTAACAAAGGCAAAGAAGGTCGCCCAACACCAAAATACATGGACCAAGGCAACACAACAAAGCCAGACGTTAAGCCAGCACCAAAGCCGGATTTAGCACAAGCTTCTGGTGTTAACACCAAAAGTGTTATAGACTAATCTAGCCTAGGAACCAAGTATATGGGACAGCTATACCTAAGAGAAGATCTTACTTTCGAAGCCGCAAAGATGCAAATCGTTGAGGGCAAAGATGGTAAGAACCTCTATATGGAGGGCATCTGCATACAAGGTGACGTGAAAAATGCCAATGAACGTGTTTATCCAGTAAGTCAAATTGCAGAAGCAGTTGATACACTGAACGAACAAATCAAAACAACAAGCGTTCTCGGCGAAGTAGATCATCCAGATGACCTTAAGATTAACTTAGACCGTGTATGCCACATGATTGAGAGTATGTGGATGGACGGACCTAATGGTTATGGAAAACTAAAAATTCTCCCAACTCCGATGGGCGAGCTAGTGAAAACTATGCTTCAGTCCGGTGTGAGATTGGGCGTTTCGAGTCGTGGATCGGGTAACGTTGATCCACATAACGGACGTGTCAGTGATTTTGAAATAGTCACTGTAGACGTGGTCGCACAACCCAGTGCTCCAAATGCTTATCCAAAAGCAATTTATGAAGGACTGATGAACATGAAACATGGACATCACATTTTAGAAATGGCTCGTGAGTCTGGGACGGACGGCAAAATACAAAAGTATCTGAAGGACGAAGTTTCTCGTCTTATCAGAGACCTAAAAATTTAGGAGAATCGCATGTTAGATGCTATTAAACCACTACTAGATAGCGATCTCGTCAATGAGGATACTCGTACCGCTATTGCTGAACAATGGGAAGCAAAAATGGTCGAGGCCAAAGAGACAGTACGTGCTGAACTTCGTGAGGAGTTTGCACAACGCTACGAGCACGATAAGACTGTGATGGTAGAAGCCCTAGATAAAATGGTAACAGACGGCCTTGCAACTGAAATTTCTCAAATAAGTGAAGAGAAAAAAGCACTTGCAAACGATCGTGTAAAGTTTAACAAGTCAATGACAGAAAATGCTAACAAGTTTAACAACTTTTTAGTACAAAAACTGTCAGAAGAACTACGTGAACTACGCAAGGATCGTATATCATCAAAAACTGGTTTTGAGAAATTAGAATCATTTGTTGTTGGTGCATTGGCTGAAGAAATCAAAGAGTTCGCATCTGATAAGAAAGACTTAGTGGAAACTAAAGTTAGACTTGTTAGTAATGCACGTGCTCAACTTGATAATCTAAAGAGCAAATTTGTAAAAGAATCTGCTAAGAAGATGTCTTCAACTGTTTCTACGCATCTTAAGGCTGAAATGGGCCAACTAAAAGAAGACATTAAAATTGCTCGTGAGAACAATTTTGGTCGTCGTATCTTTGAAGCATATGCTACTGAATTTGGTGCTACTCATTTAAATGAAAATGCAGAAGTACGTAAATTGAACGCAGCTATTGTTAAAAAAGATAAACAGTTAGCCGAAGCTATCAAAATTCAAGACAAAGCTAAGACGCTTATTGAGAATAAGAACCACGAGATTAAAGTCATTAAAGAAGCCAATGAGCGTGATGCTACATTGGACGAACTTCTGTCTCCTCTTAACGATGAGAAGAGATCTGTGATGACTAGTCTACTCGAAAACGTTCAGACATCTAGATTGAAGAACGCTTTTGAAAAATATTTGCCAGCAGTAATCAGCGAGACAAAAGGCATTAAAAAAGCCACTGCACTTACTGAACAAACTGGTAACAAAACTGCAAAGGTTATAAAAAACGATGATGACGCTAATAACGTTATTGAACTTAAACGCCTAGCAGGGCTTTAAAACTAAAAGAAAAAGGAGACAGAAATGTCACAAGAACTACTAGAAAACAGATGGAGCGAGACCAAAGAAGCCCTCCTAGAAGGCTTACAAGGAACTCGTAGATCTACAATGGGTGTTGTTTTAGAAAACACACGCAAGCACTTGGCTGAGAATGCAACTGCAGGATCAACAAGTTCAGGTAACATTGCAACACTAAACAGAGTTATTTTACCTGTTATTCGACGTGTTATGCCAACAGTTATCGCTAACGAATTAGTTGGTGTTCAGCCAATGACAGGTCCAGTTGGACAAATTCACACACTAAGAGTACGTTATGCAAACGCAATGACAGACAACTCAGCAGCCGCAACATCAACAGTTGCTGGTGAAGAAGCATTGTCACCATTTAAGATTGCACAAGCATACTCAAGTGCATCAACAGTTACAGCTGGTGTAGTACAAGCAGCTCAAGCAGGATATGCTGGCGCAAATACTGCGATACTTGAGGGATCAGGTGGACGTAATATTTCAGTTCAGATCTTGAAGCAAACAGTTGAAGCAAAAACACGTAAGCTACAAGCACGTTGGACTTTTGAAGCCGCTCAAGATGCACAAGCAATGCACGGTATCGACGTAGAAGCAGAAATCATGGCAGCATTAGCTCAAGAGATTACCGCTGAAATCGATCAAGAGATTCTATTATCTCTACGTACATTAGCCGCAACTGAATTCACATACAACCAGGCTGCAGTATCAGGTACTGCTACTTTCGTTGGTGATGAACATGCCGCTTTAGCAGTATTAATAAACAGAACAGCTAACTTAATTGCACAACGTACAAGACGTGGTGCAGGTAACTATGCAGTTGTTTCCCCTGCAGCATTAACAGTTCTACAATCTGCTACTACTTCAGCATTTGCTAGAACAACAGAAGGTACATTTGAAGCACCAACAAACACTAAGTTTGTAGGTACATTAAACGGTACAATGAGAATATTCTGTGATAGTTATGCATCAGATGCAACAGCAGTATTAGTTGGATACAAAGGTGCAAGTGAAACTGATGCTCCAGCTTTCTATTGCCCATACGTACCGCTAATGAGTTCTGGTGTTGTATTAGATCCGGCATCATTTGAGCCAGTAGTAAGTTTTATGACAAGATATGGTTATATCGAGTTAACAAACACTGCAAGTTCATTTGGTAACGCTGGTGACTACTTAGGTGAGATTGCTATTACTAACTTGTCTTTCTCATAATAGACACTTTACTTTATTAAAAATAGCACCTTCGGGTGCTATTTTTTTGACTATAAATACATCATGATACTGAATATAAATTCAAAAGATCCTACATGTGCAACATTTGATCCTGGCAAAATTTGTAATCTTGCCTGTTCAACTTGCGACGAACATTCTAGTACACGTTGGCAAGCAGTAAAAAATTTGCCGATTGTGTCCAATGCCTTTAATACAACACTTGACGATTTAGATTTTACAGGTATTGAACATCTTGTCATCGGCGGCGGCGAGCCAATACTACACAAATCAACACATGAGATATTAGAAAAATTTAAAAACACTGATATGAGATTTCACATACACTTTAACGGCACAGTGAAACCAAGTTTGGACTTTTTAAATACCTGTGCATATTATGAGGACATAACAATATGTTTCAGTATCGACGGAGTCAAGGAACATTTTGAATATCTTCGTTGGCCAGCAAAATGGACTAAAGTTGATAGTAATGTAAAATGGATTGTGAAAAATGCGCCTGCAAATGTGAGATTTGGAGTGAACATTACAGAGTCAGTCTTAAACAAAGACTTGCATAACCTTGTTGTGGACTGGGCAAAAGTAACACTTCCACAAAATCATTACATTTCTTATAACTATGCAGGTACAACACTTACACAATTTGACAAGGTTGACAAACTGCGTGGTACAGATTGGCGTAAAACATTTGATTCCATAAATACTGTTGCACAATAATGTGTTTATGCAGACAAAACTGCGTACCCGCTAGAACGGGGACTTTATAAGGAGAAAAACAAATGGGAAGACCGTTAAAAATTAAAATATCCGACACACAGGATGCTGGATTTAACAATCCATCTGGAAGTCCAACTTCAACACCGGCAAACGAATTGTCGTATGGTGTAGTTGGTGGAAACATTTCAACAAGTGACTATGACTTTCCAGTAACAACAACAAGAGTCAGACCAACAGGCGGAAGTATTACTGCTGAAGGTGATGGTTTTATAGTAAGACAAAAAGGTGCTTCAAAATTTTTAGTATCAAGACTTGATGCAAGTGCAATTGACCCTGCAAACGCAGTGGTTGGATCCACAGTAAGAGTTGTTGCAGTAGGCGATACTAATTGGGCTTCAATGGGCGCCGGTGAAGGTACAATCGCAGTAGGACATATTTTTACTGTAGAAGTAGCATCAAACGCATCCACCTCAGGAACAGTTGCTGAGTGTGGAATATGCACACTAGCTGACCAAAATGATGCCTCTTTATCTGCAGGAAATATGACAGTATCATATACTGATGTAGGTTCATCCGCAGTACGTTTAAAGCGTTTTAGCAACAAGCATGGAATATCTTTTGCAGATGCTCCAGTATTGTTAAACTTCTTTAACATACTAGATGACACAGTGAAGATTGGTGGATCAGGTTCATCTGCATCGCCAGCAACACGTGATTTAGTACAAATTGAGAATGCTTCATTAGGTTAATAGGTAT